GTTAAACGAAAAACCGAAATTTTCGGTTTTAGGGAAACTCTCTTATGTAAAAGACCCTGAAGCAAAATTAAGGATAATAGCCATTTCTGACTATTATACTCAATTATATTTAAAGAAAATACATAATTCTATCATGAATTTATTATTTACTTTAAGTTGCGACAGAACTCTTACACAGGATCCTTATAATGAATGGGAAGAGAATGGAGAATCATTTTGAAGTTTAGATTTGTCATCTGCAACAGACCGTTTTCCTTTATGGTTACAACAACGAGTTCTAAGGCTATTATATGATAATAGAATTAGTTCTTCTTGAAGTAATATTTTAAAGGGACGTGCTTTCGCAGTAAACCCATCGGTATATAACCTTTATTCTGGTTCTACTGTTAATAATCCTCAGGAATGAGAATTAGAGACAGTAACCTATAATACAGGTCAACCTATGGGGACATATTCTTCTTGGGCCGTCTTTACTCTTTGCCATCATTTTATAGTATTTTTAAGTGCTAAAAATGTTGGTTTAACCAACTTTAATCAATATATTATTTTAGGTGACGATATCGTTATTAAAAACGATAAAGTTGCTAAAGAATATATACGGATTATGGAAGGTTTAGGAGTAGAGATATCTTTACACAAAACTCATAAAAGTTTAACTTTTTATGAATTTGCGAAAAGATGGATCAATTGAACTAACCGAGTAGAAATTACTGGTATACCCTTAAAAGGTATTATCAATAATATAAAAGAATCTAAAGTAGTGTTTTCAATACTTTATGATTATTTTAAGATTAAAAGAAATTTTAATCCTTCTACGTTATCTTTAATTGATATCACCAGAAGACTTATGAAGGGACTTTATATTTACGTTAAAGTTAAAAATGTTAAGAAACTTAAAAAGTTATACTTAAATATTAACAAAACGGATATAAAGAAACTTCATATTTTGAACTTTTCATTGGATTTTGAATTCGGATATGTAAATTATGACAGTTTTAGAAAACTATTCATAAATTGCATACCTGAATCCGAAATCTATGTCCCTACTGAAT